GGGCGATCAACGCTAAGCGCTGGGTCATCGACGAAACAGCGGCTGCCATTCTCCGTGAAGCTGCCGACCGGCTCACCAACCATGGGGCGTCGCTGACTGGCCTTGCCCGGGAACTGAACGAGCGCGGTGTATTGCCCCCGGCGGACCATGCACGACAGCGAGATGGGCGGAAGCTGCGCGGGGGTGTCTGGCACACGACGACGCTGCGGGATGCGCTCTACACCTACGCGGTTCGGGGATGGCTCGTACAGGCGACCCCGGGCACCACGCGCAGCGCGCTGACCAATACGCCGGTACTCGACGCCGAGGGCAACCCGGTGTGTACAGGGCCCGCGATCCTGGACGCCGAGACCCATTCCGCCGTGCGCGCTGTCATCGACGGGAACGCCAAGGGACGGGGCAGCGAGCGGACCGGCAAGGCACTGCTACTCCGCATCGCTACGTGCTCCGAGTGCGACGGCCCCCTGTATAAGCAGCGCCGCACCGTTGCCGGTAAGGACTACTCGCCGTACGTCTGCCGCGCTGGGGTCGGGAAGCATGGCAAGCACGCACCGAATGTCGTGACCGCCCGCTACGTGGAAGATCTCGTCAGCGCGGAGTACCTGAAGCGGTTCGGGTCGTTCACCCTCATGCGCTGGGTAGAGCCGGACGGGAGCGCGGTGCTTCAACTCGCCGACGTAACAGCGCAGTTGGACAACCTGAGCGCGAGCCTGCCGCACCTTCCCCAGGGTGGCCGGACGTGGCGCCTGGCCATGGATCAGGTGGCGGCACTGGAGCGTCGCGAGGCGGAGTTGCGCAGCGAGGCAGAGCACGCCGTTGGCCGGTGGGAGGACGCCGGAGGCACTGTGGGCGACGAGTGGGAACAGCGGGACGACGAGGGGCGGCGCGCCCTGCTCGCTGATCTGGGGACCCGTGTGGTGATCCGGCCTGCGTCGCCAGGTGCACCTAAGCGGTTCGATTCTGAGCGGGTGGCAGTGACGTTCGCCGGTCCGGCATGGCGGCGTGACATGGATCCGGCAACAGCCCGCATCGCTGAGATCGAGATGGAAGAGGCCCTAGGCGACGCCGAGTAGGCGCCTGACAGCCTCCGTGAGCCCCGCTGGTGGATCTGCCCGGCGGGGCTCTTTCATGCCCGCAGACGGCCGCGTGTAGGCAGCCCTTGCCCTCCCTTACCGCTGAAGCTCCGCCGGATCGGTTTCTGTCATGTACACACGGCGATCACTTGTCATGTCCATCGGCCCGAGTCGACCCAGTTTGACCGACTCTGCCCCGCTTCACTTCGCCCGGTTCTGCCCCATTTTTTCTGACGGCATAGGACCGACTCGCTAGAAGAGTAGTGAGGGGCAGCGAGGCAGGTTGCGTTCGACGGTACAGAGACACATCGACGGCGCTGCTAACTCAGTAGACAGAGACATACCGAAGGGCGCGGGGCTACCCAACACCTTCACCACCATCGCCACCCCTGGAGAGAGGTCACACCGATGGCAGTTGACGAACTTATGAACCTGATCATGTCTTGGGAGATGGAGCCCACCCGCCGGGGCGCACTAGTCCGCGCTATCCAGGATGACCCCCAGGGTGACCCGGTCCTACAAGCCGAGCGACTGTCCATGCTCGGCCTCGCTGCAACCCGCGAATTCAAGGGTGAGCCTCCGCGCTGACCTGACACCCATTCCAAGGAAGCCACTTAGCACACCGCTGAGTGGCTTTTCTGTTGCCCACATTCGTCACCATTTCCCGGAAGGGACACCATGAACCGAACCGAGCTAGTCAAGCTGCTCCACATCGCCGAAGCGGCCCTGCACGACGCCGCAACGTTCTCCCCCACCGCTCTCGCTGCCCTGACTCAGGTAAGCCGTGGCCTGCGCGCTGTAGCCGATTCTGAGCGTTGCCAGCACTGCGGTGCACACATCGCCCATTCGACCGGCGCCGGTCGCCCGAAGGTGTTCTGCAATGCCGCCTGCCGACAGCGTGCCTATGTCGAGCGGAAGGGCCGGGCGTGAGAGTCACCAAGCATTTCCAGTACCGCATGCACGATCGTGGCATCACGCCCGACCAGGTCATTGCCGTACTCCGCGAACCGAGCGTCATGCACCGGGATGAGAAGCACTGCTCATGGGTCGTCATGCGTGGCGGAATCAAGCTCGTTCTAAACGACGACCACTCCGCGCTGATCACATGCGCATGGACGCCGACACACTGAGACGGTCGCAGTTTCGTACACCAATGACGAAGTGTCGAAACGGGGTGCCGCTCGCGTATGCCTGCTATGGCCCCTCCGCCCCCGACTTTCAAAGACCCCCCGCCCGTGCCGTTACTGGCCTAGCGGCCCCTTCGCCGACCCCACCAAGATCAACTCTTTTACCGTCCCATTACCTAAGGAGGTGTAGTTCGTCATGCCATCCATCCGCACCACATGCAGTGAGTGCGACCGTCCGCACGACCGCCCGACTCGCGCAACCTGTGGCGCCGACCTGTGCGCCGTTTCTGCCCGCCTACAAATCGCCGCTCGCAATGCTCGTGAAGCTGCTCGCGCTGCCGTCACCGCTCCGCCCTGTGATCGCTGTGGGAACCCGACCAACAAGCCTGCCCGCTATGCCCATTGCGCTGACTGCGTCGACGACATAACCAGGGCACGCCGCGAGGATGCGCGCCGAGCTGCTGCCATCAAGGCCGCTGAGGCTGCTTCTGCGCCCTGCCAGGGTCCCGCCTGCCCCAACCCTGTCGGCGCTCCCGATAAGCCCTCACAGCCCAAGCTCTATTGCTCCGAGCGCTGTTCTAACGCTGCCTCTCATCTCCGCCGTCGTGCCCGCTCAACGCCTGACCCGACCCCCTGTCGTCGCTGTGGCACCTCGCATGCGCCGAAGTTCCGGGATGGGGTCTGCCGCAAGTGCCAAAAGGTCCAGCGCACTACTGCCCGCCGTAAGTCCCTGCGTGACGCCGTGACCGCAAAGCATGGCGCTTCGCATTGCTGGCATTGCGCCTCTTCGCTGTCTGGTGGCGCCGCCTTTGATCACCTAGTCCCGGTTGAGCGCGGGGGCCTGTCGACCGTCGCCAATTGCCGCTGGGTTTGCGACACATGCAACCGCGCCAAGGGTTCCAAGCTGCTCGACGAGTGGACGCCCCCTGTGCCCGCCTGAGCGCCTTTCACAACTCCACACACCAACCACCCGGAGGGGTGCCCAGTAGGCCGCCAGAGGCCCACCGGGCGCCCCTCCTGCATGTCCCGGAGGTTTTCCCTTGTCTGAGGATGTTCGCCCTACTCGCCGCCCGCCCAACTACGCCATGGCCGCTTTCGCTGATCTCGGCGGCACGGACAACGCCGGTTTTCACGTCATCGGCAACACCCGCTCGCTGCCCCTGCGTGGCTTCACCCCCGATCCGCTGGACTCGCTGCCCTGGCTAGACGTGACGGGCCGTCAGCACGACATCCTGTATGAGGGCCGCGCGTTCCCAGTGGTCTCTAACTTCACCCTGGAAGAGTCCCAGCAAGCCACCGGCGCATTCCTGGCCCGTGCCACCGCTGAGCCTGGCCGGATCATCTGGAATGACCACCGTGGCACCCTCACATTGCATCCCCGGGTAAAGGTCCTCACCCGCTGTTGTCGCCAGTGCGGGGCCGAGTTCCGGCAGTGGCGCTTTCCGACTCAACGGCGCCGGTATGCAACCTTCTGTTCCGCTGATCACCGCGCCGCGTATAAGCGGGTGACGGATCGTCATAGACAGCAGGAAAGGCGAGGCCGGTTGACCTCGCATTTGTAGCCGTTACATACAGAGATGAAGGGTCCGGGGTCCACTGGTAACGGCCACCCCGGGCCCTTCCTCATGCTTGCGGCGCCCTACATCAAATTCACACTGTTGCCGTGACGGTAGCGAGCGCCGCGTATTCCTGCCGATCCATCCCGCTGTGCGGTTCCCTGCTTTCCTCCCCCGGTCCATTTGGCCATGCGTGCCGGGAGTCCTTTCACAGGGGACCGTACAGCCGGGTGGATCGGCCAGTAGCCAGGGAGACCCCGTGGCATACCTAACTGCCTTCACCACCCTTTGCGCTGTCGTCAGCGCCTCCACCTTCCTCCCCAATGAATGGACCTACCATGGCTCATCCCGCTGTCCGCACCGACGCCGAGACGCTGCTCAGCAACATTCCCGCTGAGCTTCAGTCCGCGTTTGATGCGTTCCTGGCCGAGCACTGCGCCGACGTCCCGTTTGGTCGGTTCGACATCGTCAGCAACATTCGCGCCGCCTTTCACTACTACTGCCGGAACACTGCCCGCATTGAGCCGCCGGTGGGTACTCAGTTTGAGCGTCTGCTAGACGTCGCTGGTTATCTACCCGAGTGGTCTAAGGACAAGTCGGGTAGGGCCTATCTCGTCGTGCGCGGGATCCGCCTCAACGCTGAGGAGACCGCCGCATGAGCACCGAGAGCACCCCACAGACTTCCGAGGAAACGCCCGACGGGGTGGAATCCACGGACACGGCTACGCCTGAGCCTGTCGACGGACAGCTAGGCGACGCCGGTAAGAAAGCCTTGCAGGCCCTTCGCGCTGAAGTGAAGGAACTGAAGGCCCAACTAAAGGCACAGGATGCTGACGCAGGTACGGGCGACCCGACCGGCGACAGCCCCACTTCGGATGATGCGCGCGATGCGGTCACCGTCGAGCCGAATTCGCAGAAACCCCGATTCCAGGGCACCGGCGATGGTGGCGCAGCCCGTAAGGCGGTTGCGGCTAATCCGCAGCTGACTAAGGACGATCTGAACCGCATGTCTCCCGCTGCTATCGAAAAGGCCCGCCGAAACGGCCAACTGCGGAATCTTCTCAGCGGCAACTGACCGCACCCACACATTTGATTTGGAGTATTACCCATGGCACTAACGAACTTCATTCCCGCTGTTTACGCCGCTGCCACCATGGCCGCCCTAGACACCGCCCTTGCCTATGGCTCCGAGGGCGTCATCAACCGGGACTACGAGGGCGACATTTCCGAGTTCGGCGGCAGCGTGGTGGTGAACACCATTGCCGACCCGACCATTGAGACCTACGTTTCTTACACCGCCATGATTGGCGGAAACGCTGGGTCGACCCCGCAGACGATGAACATCGACCAGAAGAAGGCTTGGTCGCTGGACATTGACGACGTCGACCGGGCGCAGGCTCGTGACGACGGCGACTTTGTTTCCAAGGTGACCGAGCGCGCCGCCCACAAGCTTGCCAAGACTGCCGACGCGTACATTGCGACGCAGATGGCTGCTGCGGTTACGCCGGGCGCTGAGGTCACCGTGGACGCTGCGAACGAGGCTTACGACCTGCTCGTCGACCTGCGTACGTCGCTGTCCCAGAATGACGTTCCGGTTGATGGCCGCTGGGTTGTCGTGACCCCGGCTTTCCACGGCTGGCTACTAAAGGACCCGCGCTTTGTTTCCAGCGGTGACGCTCTCGGTGGTACGACCCGCAGCTCTGGCGTTGTCGGTAACGCCGCTGGTTTCTCGGTCCTGGAGTCGAACCAGGTTCCGGACGGTCCGGGCGCCGGTGCGGGCAAGCTGATCATTGCCGGTCACTCGCTGGCTACCACGTTCGCTGACCAGGTGACCAAGGTTGAGGCCCTGCGCCACCCTGACAAGTTCGTTGACCGCCTGCGCGGCCTGCACGTCTACGGCGCGAAGGTCGTTCGGTCGAACTGCCTGACTGCCCGTGACGTCATTGGCGCCTGAGGCATAGCCCGCTAGCGGAGGGGGTCACTTGCGAAAATTCGTAGGTGGCCCCCTTTCCGCATCCCCTATCAAGGAAGAGGGGCTATGCCCGATCTCGCCACTACCGCCGACCTTGAAGCGCGCGGCGTAACTGTCGATGCGTCAGAGGAAACCGTCGTTGAGACATACCTCGCTGTCGCATCCGCCGCTATCCGGGATGCCGCAGGCTCGAACATCAGCCAGTCCACGGTAACGGTCCTCCTGGACGGCACCTGCGAACAGCGCCTACGCCTCCCCGGTGCGCCCGTATCAGCCGTTCACGCTGTCACCCTGGACGAGGTGCCTTTGCTCGATTTCAGGCTCTCCAATGGCGCCCTATGGCGTTCAGCCGGTTGGAGGGGTGACGAGGTGTCAGTCACCTACACCTATGGCATACCCGCCGTGCCCGCCGACATTGTGGATCTCGCCTGTCGTATGGCCGCTCAGTCGCTGGCCGCATTCCGTGGTGGTGACCCCGCCGCCCGTCCGGTGACCAGCGAGCGAATCGGCGATTACGCCGTGACCTATGCCGATACCGAATCCGGCACGATGACGCTGACCGATTCCCAGCGGAACCGCCTTGCTGCCCGATTCGGCGCCGGTCCCGGTGTGGTGGTGCATTCCGTATGAGCGCTGCCCACCTGCTGAACACGTCCGTATCCGTGTGGCGCACGCACCGTATCCCCGACGGTATTGGGGGTTGGCTGGACACCGTGAGCGTGGTGAGCAGTGAGCGCGCCCGCCTGTCTCAGCCATCCGCCGCTGAGCGCACTATCGCTGACCAGGCCACGGCGCGACTGACCCACGTTGTACATCTCCCCGCTGATGCTGATGTCCGGCGTGGTGACGAACTCCGGCAAGGCATAAGCAAGTTGACCGTCCTCGCCGTGTTCGAGCCATCGGAACCAGGGACGTACCTGCGTGCCGACTGCCAGCAGACCTAGCCCGCTACCTGATCGCTTTGCGTGACGTCCATTGTGTCCGTTTCGACCCTTAGGGGTGGGGATCCCCCTCTTTGGGACTAGGAGGGGCGGAGCGCGGTGGAGGGCTTCGGCAGGTGCGCCCGGTTGAAAAATCTGTTCTTCACTACAGAAAGTGATTCACGCATGAGCCCGTACCGCCATACCTGTCAGCGATGCGGCGAGCAGAAACCCGCGAACGCCTTTGCCCGCTGCTCGTACCGGGGTGTCCAGCCCTGGTGCTCCGCGTGCAAAACCACTTACCAGCGTGAGCGGCGCAGACGCCTACGTACTGAACCGCCGTTCAGTAGCAACTAACCAAAACTTCAGGAAGGGGGCCGGTCGATGAAGCACTGTTCCCGCTGCGAGACCAACCGGCCCCGCTCTGGGTTCTGCCCCCGCACCAGGTCCCTTGATGGTCTTCAGCCGTGGTGCAAGTCCTGCTTCGCGGCGTACATGCGCCAGTGGCGGAAAGCCCGGGAGGTATCCACATGATCCGCAGAATCCGCACCCGACTCCACGACCCTGAGTTCGTCGAGCTGCTCGCCCTATCCGCTGAGACCGGCACCCCGGTAAACACCCTCGTCCGCCGCGCCGTCCAACTGCTCCTAGCTGACCGGGACTTGACCTATGCCGATGGGACCCCCGTGGAGCCCGTCTAAGCGCCCCACCGGCATGCAAGAGCCCCGTAGACCCTGGAGTGATTCCAGTTCGTCTACGGGGCTCTCAGTCGTTCCTAGGGCCGTTCAGTCGCGAGTGCGGAGGAACGTGCGCCAGAGCTGTTGTCCGACCTCACATCCCGCCGACGGCTTTTCAGCGGCAGTACAGACGGCGCATCTCCCGCT